CTTCCGCAATGGAAGGTGCATCCAGGATCAGCAGCTCATAAGGCTGTCCGGAATCATCTGCGGTATGCAGCACCACATAGCCACCGGTCTGTCCTGTGACGAGCCCGGTTGCTGCCTTGATTGCGGAATTCATCAGCGCCGGGAATCGGTCAACCTTCTCAACCGCCTCTGCTGCTGTTGCTTCGGCAGCGGTTACATTATTCAGCAGATTCGCTTTGGAACTGCCCAGGGTAATGGACACATATTTTTCTGCCAGAGTGTCATACACCGTGGTGATGACCTTCGCCTTTGCGGTAATACCCAGTATGCTATGCCGGATCGTGACGGTGTCGCAAAGGGACACGCGCTCTAACACAGCGGCATATTCCGGCTGTTTCCACAACGGTTCAAAGGAAACCGTCAAGGTGGGGATTGCTGTACCCAGGGGATTGTTTCGCAGATAATTATTGGCATAGGCACGAAGCCCATCAATTGTCACCGGGGTTTCTGTACCGAAGTATTCGGTAAAATCCTTAATGAGGGTCTTTCGCTGCACTAAGGTAGTATCGGCGATGGGAATCAGCACCTCTGGCAAGGTAACTGCCACCTCCGTGCCGTCCTCGGCGGTCAACACCGCATAAGGCAGCAGATCCGTATAAGCACCGGAATTGTCATCATCGTGTTCCAGGGCGGTGAGGTTCTTGCCATATTCGATTACGATCCCAGTCTGCCGACCACGCCCTTGGTGATGGATGACCTTGAAGTTGTCCCATTCATACTCGCCACCCCACAGATCCAAAAAAGAGCCGGCCACGCCACCCAGGCAGGCACGGACACTTTGGGGTTTGGTGACAGAGAACGCCTTGGGGGTGGAATAGTCGGTTTGGCAGGTGAAGTTGTGGGGTGTGGCGGTATTCTGAAAGATATGCTCCATCGCCCTTGCCGGGGAAACGGACTCGCTGACAAATTGCAGTGCCGCGATGCTGGACAGATCGTAGCTGATATGCTGGGCATACACCGTGATCTGCCCGTTGATGGGTGTAGAAACGCGGTAAATGCGGAACACCTGGTCAGCAGCCGTATCGTTTGGCTTTGCTTTGACCAGGCGTTCCTTTGCGATTTCCTTGTATAGGCTACCGGTTACAGGGTACTTAAATTGACACTCAAAGGCACCGTTGCGCTCCTCGGTGACCTCGCAAAAGGTGCATTCCCGGAGAACGCCAATGCCATAGGTATCGAAGTTGGTTGCGTTGGCACGAAACAGTACGGGGATCATAAGGTCACCCACCTTGGAATTAAGTCAATCCTCGATACTTCTCCTGTGAAGGAAATGGTGTTCTTGCCCCGGTAAAGCAAGGGAAAACCAGTTCCAACCACCTTGTCGTTCTGCGGCTCTGTACCCTTGTAGAAATTCATAAGGTTGGCGTCCACCTCGATATAGGTATCGATGTCCGTGAAACTCCAGGTGGCGTTTTTACCGCTGCCCTGGATAGTCAGTGTAATGTCACCGGACCCGTAGATTTTCATATAGGGCTTGCTGGCAGTAATATAGGGATTGGTTACCGCAGTACCAGAGGCAGTAATCGTTTGGAAACGAGACCCTGCGAGGCTGTATCGGAAGGGCAAGCAGGAGAAGCTGATGGTAAACACACCAATGCGGTTCAGTTCATCCTCAATATCCAGCTTTCCGGCATAAACCGCTTGCCGGAAGAACTCTGCATCGTAGGTGTCTGTCAGCTCATGATACCGATCCGGCTCCTCATACAGCCATTCCTTCACAGCCAGTATTTTTTCTGCCAGCTCCTGCGTGGACTTTGCGGGCAGAAACACGGAATAGGTCACTTGCACATTGGGATACCTGCCCGGACCGGCAATGAGATCACCGTCTCTGCCGGGGATCTCCAAGAAATCCACCTCGTACTTAGGAGCAGAGAATACATCCTTACTCTCAATACGCAGGCCCATATCCAAAGAACTGGTGCCGTTATATTCAAAATAATTCACGCAAAAACCACTCCTTTCCGCTTTGCGAACTGTCCGGCAGTTACCAGCACCTCAGTGGTAAGCTGCTGAATATCCTCGTTTGTGTAGTTGTTAAAGGTGGCAATGTTCAGCACCAACTGCAACCCGGTAGGAGCAGTCGCACCGCTTGCCGCCGATTTTACGGATGCGCCAATGTTTCCATCAACGGTGAAGTCAGTAGGCAGTGCGGTTTCCATATCCTCTGCCAAACCGTGCATAACATCGTTAATGTCGGCACTCATTCCCTCTGCCGCCTTGACAGCATCCTTGCCGTTATCCTTGATGGAGCCGGCAAGACCGTCCACCAGCATCTCACCGATCCATCCCATCTCCTTGGAAGGCGATGCGATACCGAAGAAATCGCAAATGCCATCCCAAATGGACGAAATCCAGCCGGACACCTTGTCCCACAGCCAAGAGGCAAGAGACTGAATGCCCTGCCACAAGCCTTTAACCAGATTGACACCGACCTCTGCCATCTGCGACACGCCCTTGGCGAGCGCTTCGACGATGCCCGTGATGATTTGGGGAATCGCCTTCACAATCTCGATGATGATGGTAGGCAGATTCGTAATAAGAGAGGTCAGCAGCTGTATGCCGGCTTGGATGATGAGGGGGATGTTATTCAAAACAGCATTGATGATGCCGGTAATAATATCCGGAATGGCACCCACAATGGTAACAATGATCTGCGGCAGAGCCTTCACAAGGGAAATCAGCAGATCAATACCTGCCTGGATGATTTGGGGAATTGCCCCAAGGACAGCAGTAATTATACCCTCGATAATTTGGGGGATTGCTTCAACGATAGCTGTGATGATTTCCGGCAGTGCTGCCACCAGGGAGGTTATCAGCTGTATGCCGGTTTCGATGATTTGTGGGATGGCATCCAACAGGAATGTGACGATTCCAATAATGATTTCCGGTAGCGCCGCAATCAAAATCGGTAGCGCATCCAAAATACCCTGAACCAGTCCCATCACCAGCTGTAAAGCAGCATCCAAAATCATCGGCAGATTCTCAATGAGGGTCTGCACGATCTGAATGACCACCTGGATAATAGTAGGAATCAGTGTAGGCAATGCCTGTGCGATACCGGTTGCCAGAGTGACAACAGCCTGCAAAGCGGCATTGAGCAGCATCGGCAGGTTGGCAAGAATGCCGTTAACCAAAGCCAACACCAACTGCAACGCACCCTCTGCGATTTGTGGTAGTGCCTCGATCAGCCCTTGCAGCAGCATAAAAACGATCTGCGAAGCGGTATCGATGATGGTAGGCAAATTCTCCACAATGGCTGTAGCTAACGAGCCAACGATTTCACCGGCGATTTCCATCAGCTCCGGCAAAAACTCCATAATCATATCCAGCACCTTGGGGAGCAGTTCGCCGATGACATCACTCATTTTGCTGATGTCGCCATTGGCATCCAGAATACCGTTGGTAAACTCACCCAGCAGAGCATTGCCTTCTGTGGCAAGGTCTGTAAGTACCGGCAGAAGAACTGTACCCAGTGCATTCTTGGCTGCGGTAGCGCCAACATTGAGGTACTGCAACTGATCGTCCAAAGCACCGTAGGCATTCAGCATTTCATCGCTGACCACATATCCGGCAGCGTGAGCCTGTTCGCCCAGCTCCGTCATTCGCTCCGCACCGGCTTCGATCAATGGGTTCAGTTCCTGTGCGGACTTGCCAAGGATCTGCATTGCCAGGGCATTGCGTTCGGTTTCATTTTCCACCTTGCCCAGAGCATCGATGACCTCCCAGTAAACGGTGTCAGAATCACGCAGAGAACCATCTGTGTTGGTGACCTGTACGCCCAGCTTTTCATAAGCCTCCACAGAAAGCTTTGTGCCGTCCTGCACCGCTTTCATGGACTTAATCTGCTTGGCCATAGATTTGGTCAGTGTATCTGTGGAAACATCAACCAGCTCGGCTGCGTACATGTACTCCTGCAGTTTATCGGTTGCAATGCCGGTGACGGTGGACTCTGTCAGCACCGTATCCGCATAAGCGGCACCGGCAGTGGTCATTTCCACCAGTGCCTTTGCGCCGGCAATTGCGGCAGCGGAAACAGCAGCAAAAGCCGCTGTCATTGCGGCACCCGCCGTTTTACAGATATCCCCCAGAACCTGAAAGCCTTTACCGGCTTCGTCCGCTTCTTCCTCGGCTTCATCAATCTGATCTGCCATATCGTCAGCCTCGTCACCGGTATCATCCATCTCATCGCCGGCATGATCCAAGGCTGTGGTCGTGTCCTTCAGTTGGCGCTCCATATCCAGCAAGGCTGCTTCCGCATTATTCAGCTGAATCTGCCAGGACTGGGTTCTGCGGTCATTTTCTCCGAAGGACTCCTGGGCATTGGCAAGTGCGGCACGGAGGGTTTCCACCTTCTGTTTCTGCGCATCCACTTGTCTGCCCAAGGCTTCCTGACGAGCTGTCAATGCTTCTACGGAGTTGTCGTTCTTGTCGAACTGGGCGGTGACCAGCTTCATTTCCGAGCCGAGGACCTTGAATTCCTGATTGATGTCCGCTATGGATTTCTTAAATTCCTTCTCGCCCTCAAGACCGATTTTTAAGCCAAATTCATCTGCCATTTACACCACCTCCTTGTATTATTAAATCGTAGTTTTAGAGTCCCTAAACAGGGATATATGCTACACTGTAAGGGATGCTGTGGATCGGTATTTCACCTCCTACCGCATGACGGTTTAACGAAGGCTCCAACCACAGCCCTTTACAGTATTGTTAATCAGTTAGATACCGCCAGACGGTTTATGTGGAACAAGGTTACAAGAGTAAAGTGTCCTGTGGAACCAGCATCAAATAGACATACCGGAGGTATTCATCATGATTTGTGTGGGTATTGACGTTGCCAAAGACAAGCATGACTGCTTCATCCTCAGCTCGGAGGGTGAAGTCCTGGCAGATGTATTCACCATTCCAAACAATGCAGAAGGTTTTGATACCCTGCTGCAAACCATTCGCCGCTGCACTTGTCCGGCAGAGAAAATAAAGGTAGGACTTGAGGCTACCGGACATTACAGCTACAACATTCTCGGATTTTTGCTTAACAAAGGTCTGCCAACCTACGTTATCAATCCGCTGCACACCAACCTCTACCGGAAAAGTCTGACCCTTCGAAAAACCAAGACTGACCGGATCGATGCACGAACCATTGCGACTATGCTAATGTCTGATGTGGACCTCAAGTCCTACACAGACACATCATATCACAACGAAGAGCTAAAGTCACTAACCAGATACAGATTTGACAAGGTCCGTGAGCGAGCCAAGCTGAAGCAGTCTGTTTCTCGTTTAGTCACGATTCTGTTTCCCGAACTGGAAAAGTTGGTGCCATCGCTCCATATGACTTCTGTTTATACACTTCTTGGTGAGTTTCCGGGTGCTTGCCAGATCGCCGATGCACATCTGACACACTTGAAAACTGTGCTTTACGAAGCCTCCAAGGGACACTACGGAAGGGATATGGCTGTAGAAATCCGAGATGCTGCCAGAAATTCTATCGGCTCTAGAATGCCAGCCAAGTCGTTGGAACTGAAGCATACCATTCAACTCATCCGGGAGTTGGATGCAGAGATTGAAGAAATCGAAAATGAAATCAATTCAATCATGGACGAAGTCCATTCACCTATTACAACTATTCCTGGCATCGGCACTCGCATGGGAGCGATGATTCTGGCTGAAGTTGGTAACTTCCATAACTTTGATTCTGCTGATAAGATTCTAGCCTACGCCGGATTGTCTCCGTCGACCTACCAGTCAGGACAGCTAACAAGCAGCTACTCTCATATGGAGAAGCGAGGTTCCAGATATCTGCGCTATGCTATCTTTAACGCAACCAAATATGTCTGTATGTGGGATCCAACATTTAGCGCATACCTGGCCAAGAAGAGGGCTGAGGGCAAACATTATAACGTCGCCATATCTCATGCCGCCAAGAAGCTTGTAAGGCTAATCTACGCCATGGAAAAGTCAGGTCAGCCGTACAGGCCGGCTACCTAACCAATACAACAATCTTTTCTCAGAGCGCCGTAAACGACGCTCTACTTGTCATGTCGTTTTTGTGATAGTAACTTTTCCACGTCATCTTGAAATTGGGACTTGACTTTTAATAGTTAGTCTTCGTTAGATTCCGTCCGGGATATTATCGTCAATGAAGCGTTCCCGTTTTGGTTTGCAGATGCCGGAATACTGCTTATGACATTCCCACAGATCTAAAAGAAGGCCGAAGCACATAAGGTCCACCTCATCCTGGGATAGGTGGAGATGGGCTAATCCGTAATATAAAAGTCGAGTAAATAACTCCTCGTCACTTACTCGACTGCCGCGTTTTTTGTGTCCGCCTCACTTTCGATATTCCGTTTAGTACCCTTGTACAGAGCTTCGGTGATTGCTGCCTTGTAGGTAGCCAAATCTGCCGGGGCCGTCAGCAGCTCCACCAGATCCTCGGTCAGCAGTTCCCGGGGTTCGTCCCGGTGTTTGATATTGTGAATCAGGATCGGCTGATTGGCAAGCAAGGTAATCAGCCAAACAAGCTCACCGAGTGCCATTTCAAAGTTCTCCGACTTCATCAGCTTATCGCCCAGGTTCTCTAAGCCACCGTAACGACCAGCGATCTCCTTGGTAGCCTTGGTGGTCAGCAGCAAGGTGTATTCCTCACCGCCGATGAGAATTTTTGCAGTACGGTTATCCATTTGTTAGCCCTCCTTATTCTGTGGTCTGTGCGGCATAGGTAGGTTCATAGACCTCTTTATACCAGTTGGCGATCGTGCCGTTGGTTACCGTGGGATCGCCCTCGGTAGCCTCCACCTTCCAGGGATGGCGGTTCTTTGCGTCCACCTTGTTCCGGCGGAGAATCGTACCCTCGATAGTGGGAGTGTTAAAGGTGATGCTGTCGCCTTTGGTAGCAAGGGCAGTAGCAGGGATTTTCTATGTTGAGTCTTGTGTTTATCTAATGACACTTTATGATCTACTTTCTTCAGGCCACAGAGTGTGGCAAGTGTATGACTGTTTCTATTCTACTGGGGACGAGGATCAGGGTTTATTTGAATATATGGTTTCAAATGGTGTGAAATTGAATTTTGAAGAATTTCTAAAAGTGTATTGGAATGATTTTGAAATAAGTATATAAATATATAATTAGAGTAAATTTATATATATTATTAGGTATACAATATGTAACAGTTGCAAACAGGTGATGATTCAAAAAGATCATCACCTGTTTTTAATGAATTACCCCCCCCCGATCTTTTCTACCCAATCAAGAGAACCGGGGCTTACGAACAAGTGAAAACACGATATAATACCCCCTGTGAATATGTGGACACAGGAGGTATTGAAGTTTGGGAAAAAAGAAATCCAACGGCGAAGGTTCTATTGTCAAACGGAAAGATGGACGGTACATGGCCCGGTACACTATGGGGGACAAACGATGTGCCATCTATGGTTCTACCTTTGAAGAAGTCCGGGTACAGTTGACAGACACCCTCTCCAAAATCGATCAGGGTATCCACATTACACCCACCGGTTATACTGTGTCCCAATGGCTCCGGGAATGGTTATTCACTTACGCCCTCCCAACAGTCAAGCAGTCTACTTATATTTCCTATGAAAGCTATGTCCGTATCCACCTGGAACCGGTACTTGGAACCAACAGACTAACGACCCTGACCGTTGAACTACTCCAACGGTTCTTCAATCAGAA